CATTCTCCGTTGTTTGATCTCTTAATAAGTCAAGCATGACCTGAGGTCAGGAGCAACTTAATCCAGGGTGACTTCATTCAAGCCACTGGCATAGTCTATCCAAGTATTGATAGACCAGCCTGCTGAATCTAGGAAGGATCTAGATATTTCAGCACTGAATTCAAGCTCGAGGTCGGACCAGCCCATTCTCTTCGATTCTTGAGTCCATTGGGCTACAGCTCTCTCGATTTCTTCACGATCTTCTTTTGAGCTGTTGTCGTCTAGCCAGCGGGTTATCCACTCTTTCCTTTTACCAGATGAGCAGTCTCTCATTCTTGCCATCCTCATCCGATAAAATTCATGTAGCACTTTACAAGGTGCTTCAGCTTTCGCACTGCTAGCCATTGCAGCCAGATGGAGTTCAGGTCTCTTTCTGAAGAGAACATTAGAACCGATGTAGAACATCTTCTCAGTCCATTGCTTGCTGACGTTTCTACAAATTCTCCACACTCCATCTTGAAGGAAGCATCTCTTCGAGCAAAAGTCCATATCCCACCATTCAGAGACTTTCCATTCCTTGATGCACTGTCCAAGACCCACTGTTCGGTCCTCAGTGTCTCTCGATGTGAGCAAGAGCATCTGCTCAACATACTTCTCCTGCTTTGCTCTCTCGATCCACACGCACACGTCGTCTCCTGAGGCTATCACAAAATATTCGTCTTTCTGAAGGCCTGCCTTGTGACAGATGAACTCGTGGTAAGCTATAGATCTCATCGTGTTGCCTAATGTAGTCAAGGTAGGATGTCCTGAGAAAACTGTGCCTTGAAGCTGAATGCTCAACCAATCTCCTCCTCGAACTGGGAAGAATCTTCTTACAGCCTCATTTGCTCTCAAGATCTTGGGGGCCAGCATGTCCCATCCTGGAAGCTGGATGAAGAGAGTGGCAATTGTTCTAGTGGCTTGCCAACACACACCCTCACTCAACACTTTTCCATTCAGGCCTAACTCATTCAGAGCCCACTCGATCTTTGGCTTGAACAGTTTCCACATTTGATGGTCTATCGCTTCTATGCACTCCACGTGTTGATGACTATCAAATGCAGATCCATCTGAAGAGATACACACTGGATCTCGGATCTTAGAGATGCCTTTCTTGATCACATCCTTCATCTCGTTGCAGGTCAATCCTTGTATGAATCCTGGAATCACTTTCTTGATGTCAGTGAACATCTTTTGCTGAACCCACGTGATGATTCCGCAAGCAGCGTCTGAAGGATTGAAGATCAGCCTAGGTCTATCAGGTCTCTTCATCAGTCTGTTAAAGCTATCTCTCAAGCTTGTGTCTCTGAAGTAAACTTCCCCAGACTTCACCATAGCTGAAAAGGCATATTCCCAGTCTTTGACTTTGAATTTTTCTGCTCCAATGACTTTC